ATCAACAACAATTTACCTGACTGAAGGAGAAGAACTAATGTCAGAAGATATGGCTAGGGCGTTGAAAGCAGATCGCCCTTTAGTGGTTACTTTTGGGGACAAAGAATGTACGGTTCATCCCTTGTCGATAAAGGAATTGACAGAGGCCGAGCAGATTTGTTTACAACAGTATCGAGAAAAATACCTAAAGGTTTGGAGGGATAATTCCCCTTCAACTGAAGTATTGATGGAGAAGATTGAAGCAGCAGCAAAGTGGGATGTCAGTGATCTGCCACCAAAGCAAGCATTCGATCCAGGTACTGTAAAAGTCACTGAAGAGCTAAAGAAGTTTGTAGCAGAAAAATTATCGTTGGATGTTACAAAACTTATGGAAGCGAGAACCAAACAACTAACAGCAGCCCTCCTGGATCAGGGAATACTAAAGGTCGAGGAATACAAGAGCTTGTCAGGTAGATCAATTTATCCCATAAAGATTCCCTATGTAAGTTGGTGGGTAACAGGTTGTTATGATGGGATGGTTTCTGCGGTTTGGTTGTGCTTCAAAAGATATGGTATCACAAAAGACCAAGTCATCGAAAAGATGGCTGAGGATATAGCCTTGCTAATTGATGTTAGTAGGGAAATAGAAAGAGCCAGTACTCCTGACTTGGGAAATGGATGAGGCTCGCTGTTGAAGAAGAGACCAAAGACAGTGAGCCGCGAGAATTACCTGTTGGTTTGCTTTACGGCATAGGTCCACGAGAAATACGGTTACTTTGCGACGATCTTTGGGAGGGTGGTAGAGGCAAGAGTTTAGCAGAAGTAGCGGATATGTCATTGGACCAGATCTATATGCTGTTGACCGACAAGAAAAATCTTAGAAGCATTAAAAGTGTGGTGGAAAAAAGTTCCACTATGTCTGTTGCTTCAAAAGCTGACAAGGATGGCCTGATACCAGGTCGGGCAGCAGATGGTACAGCAATCAAGGCTAGGATAACTGGTAAATCGTTGGCTAGTAGATTGATGGATCAAGAGAAAGCCAAGGAAGTAAAGAGCACTTGTAGGCAGAGAAAAAAGAGGCGTCGTCATGGGAATTGAATTAGGCAAGGCTTGGATACGCGTGCGGGGCGATTCTTCCGGATTGAAGAATGATCTAACCAATGCTAAGGGGGAAACAGAAAAAGCCGTTGGTCAGATGAGTGCTACAGTGGGATCCCTTGTTGCTCCCTTCCTGGCAGCCGCTGCCTCTCTCACAACATTAAGGCGGGCATTGATGGCATCGGGCCAATTCGAGCAGACTACCATAGCCTTCGATACAATGCTGGGTAGTGCAGAAGAGACGAGGAAAACACTAGCTTCCCTGACAGACTTCGCAGCCAAGACCCCTTTTGAGATGCCTGAGATACTACAGGCTGCTCGTGGATTGATTCAGTTTGGTGAGAGGGGCGATGATTTGATGCGTACCTTGAATATGTTGGGCAATGCTGCATCAGGTACCAGTACACCATTTGGGTTCCTGGCATTAGTGTTCAACCAAGTGCGGGGTGTTGGCAAGCTACTCACACAAGACTTCCGTCAGTTAAGTACTCGTGGTATTTTGTCATTACAAGATATTGCAAAGTATTACAAAGTAACCACCCAGGAAGCCCAGAAGATGCTTTCTGCTGGAAAGATTTCCTTTGAGGATTTGAAGAAAATAATCGAGTCATTGAGCATGGCAGGGGGTCGGTTTGCAAACTTGATGGAAAAGCAATCCAAGTCCTTATTGGGTTTATGGAGTACATGGAAAGATGCTCTGGGTATTATGACTCGATACTTGGGCGATACTGTTGCTCCTGCTGCCAAGAATGTTCTTACTATAATGATAAGATGGGGTGAAGTTATAAGAGCATTCATAGGAGATCATGCAGAGCTGGTTAAGAATTTGTTTATTGCTATTACTGTTGTAACCTCATTAGGTATTGCGATCAAGGGCTTGTCAATTGCTGCTGCCATTGCTGGAACTACTATTAAAGGATTGATAGCTGCAGCTACAATAGGCACTGGGGGATGGCTGGCTGTAGTAGGTTTGGTAGCTCTTGCTGTAGCAGGTTTGAGTTGGTGGTGGGGAGAGATAGGCAAGGGAACAAGTGATGCCAGTAAGGAATTGGATGATTATAATACAAAGATGGATGAGGCTATTGAAAGGAGAAAGAAACTAGAAGCAGAGGGCAAGAAAAAACCAGAAGAGAAAGAACAAGAAATTGTAACCAAAACAGCACTGGATGATTACAATGCTGCTTTGGAGCGAAGAAATAAGGCAACAGAGGAATCAATCAAGTTGGACCAGCAATCAAGGGCCACAAGAGCCCAACAAGGAGCTGTTTATGCTGAGTTCTCCCCTGCTGTACAAGAAGCCAATAAGAAAAAGATAGAAGATATACAGAAGTTACAAGCTGTCATCAGATATTTGAAAACAACAAGAAAAGGAAGAATTGCTGGTGGAGAGCAAGCTGATTCTGTAGAAATGACAGCTTTACAAAGATCCATAGAATGGCGGAAGGAAAAAGTACAAGGGATGTTACAAGAACTTCCTGTTGCAAGGCAACTAATAGATGCTGTCAATGCTGAAGCTGTTGCAATTGAGAAACGTAACAAAGCCCGTGCAGAAGCACCAGAAAAAGAAGCAACAAAGCAGCAACAGTTGATACTCGAGTACCAGAAGAAGTATCAAAGAGAATTGGAATGGATGAGACAACGACAATGGGAAGAAAGCGATCAATTTAGAAGGTTGAATATACTGTCTCCAGTGTTTGGTCAAGAAGATCCAATGGGAGAAGCAAAGAAATGGATATATGAAATCACAGAAACACCAGCAAGACAGTTTCAAGAATTGGTGATGAAGATAAACGCTTGTACTAAGGCTGGATTAGGATTTGCAGATGCTGGCAGGATCATCAAAGAGGCATGGGAGAAGACCCCTATGTATGAGCCTACCAAACAGCTAGACGAATTGAAGCAAAAGTTATGGGACATACAGAACAAGACAACAGAAGCACAAAAAGCCACCAGAGAGTTTGCAAAGAATCCATACGCTACTCAGCAGCAGATAGCTGAGTATGCTAGTATATCAGCTCAGTTAGAGAATGTTGATAAACTCAAGAAACAAAAACCATCGTCATTGATGGAAGCAGGTAGATTTGGATTTTCTGATTTCTTCAACCAGTTTCAGGACGCTTTGCTCAAGAAAGAAGATCCCCAGAAAAGGTTGGTGGAACAAGGAAAAGAATCTTTCAAGGTACTCTCTTCCATTGAGAGAAATACTAGGATTTCTGTAGGAGCATTGAAATGATAGACAAATCACAATGGCGATTGGCTACTTCTGGAGGGGTAAAAGTAAAGCTCCTCAAACGCTCTGGATCTGTTTCCAGAGAAGCAGCCAGTGCCATAGAAGAATACTTGTTGGCATCAGAGGATCTTGCTGATTTCATAAATGAATTTCTACCCAGACCTGTAGCAGCCTTGGGGGGTATACAGTATTTGGCAAGGGTATATTTTACAGGTATTCCCTCCTTGATAGTAGACAACATAAATTTTGAATCGTTTACAGATTCAAAACCAATAGATCCATTTTCACAGGATTCTTCCGCTCCCGATGGCACCTATGAGGAGTACGTAAAAGCAGTTGTCAACTATAAACCTGCAAACAAGACAAAGAATTCACAAGACTCAGATCCAAATGATCCAAGAACCTTCCTTGAGATTTCCAGTGATATTAGTGGGGAGTATGTATGTGACAATCTAACTGGTAGGTACTGGTGGTATGACTTTGATGGTGGTTACGATGCAACAAGAGATAAGTGGATAACAACAAAGCCCGCTACGGAAATTGATTCCCCAGATACAATACAAACAATAGTATCTCCGATAAAGGAATGGTCAGTAACATGGCCTCAAATACCTTACGATTTCTTTTATGATACGTTAGCACCTAAGCTGGATGCTACTATAGGGTGTATAAACAGTAAGTCAGTGGAGATTTTTCATGGTAAGAAGCTACCCAGGACACTTTTGTTGGAAGGGTATTCAACTAGGGAAGAGTTTACCTATGATGTTGAAGACGTTAGGTACCCATTACTTTCCTTGACTATGAAGTTCAAAGAGAAAGGATTTTGGTCTACTAATACTGATGGGGTTGTATTTGTTACCTGGAACCATTCCTATGTCAAGGGAAAAGGTTGGAGAGCCATATGTACGGGGGATCCAATACAGTCTGAGGTAGGAAAGCTTCTGGTGCAGGAAGTAGATTTTAATGATATTTGGAGTTAATGATGGAGCCTAGAGATTTACCAGAAAAGAAACCAGGTGATTTCTTAGAAGCTTCTCATGTTAATGTTCTATCTGAAGCTGCTAAGAGATCAGGTATAGTTTTACCTGGAGCTGGTCAAGCGGGAATGAAGATGGGGGGTTCCTATCACATTTCTAACATACCAGCGGTTCCAAATGAGACATTTCGAGTAACCCAGAGTCTTGGCAACAGCCTCTACAAAGGGCACAGGCTATGGTATTCTCAGGAAGATGAGGAGTGGAAGCCTTCACTAAACGACTGGTTAGCAGGCAATATAAATGATACCACAAACAAAGAATGGACTATTGACGCTACTGGTATTAACATATCTTTGGCAATAGGTTCCTATGTAAATGTATCCTACAACAAACAACGCAGTGCTTACGTTCCAGTTATGACCAACTTCCGGGAGTTCGTATTAGGTGCCTTGTTGGAAAGTTTACAATCAGGCAGTTCTGCTTTGGCACTTGCTTATACAGACTGGACGGAAAGTAGTGGCCCAGTTGCTGGATCAGGCCCAGTTGCTGGATCAGTGGCTGATAGGTTTATTGTTTACGATTTCTTTCATTATCATTCTCGAATACAACTCTCTGCTTATACTGACATTTTGGCAATGTACTACTTGCCGTTTAACAGGTATGTGTTAATCAATGCGGGTCCGGATTATTAGCATAGGTTCTTAAATATGTCTCCGCAACCCAATTGGTTTCTTTATTCCCCCGGTCACACAACTGGATATATTTTTGCTGATTCTTTTTCCAATTACGACCCTGATCTCAACAATGATTTGGATTTTAATACCAAATCATGGGATCCTAGAGGGCGATGGGACATTGTTAACGGTACTTGGGAATTGGTTGAAGCTTATCCTGGTGAAGTGGAATATGTAAAACACGAGTTTGTTTGGGGAACCCAACCCGAGTCTCTTGTAGGGGGTGGGGGAAATAACATTGGTCCCAGATGGTGGGATCTTCATTCCTACTGGTATTTTGGAAAAGTTATATCTTGGTATGAGTCCCCTGATGCTGTTTACTTCTATTTCAACCGTTTTACAGAAGGCAATTACACACCCCTTGTGGGTGTGTTTGTTGTTATCGAACTAGAAACAGAAACGCAAAGTGTGGGTCTCAAAGAAGGGGAGGTCATACATTTTGATACTGATCCAGGTGGAGAAAAGATACATGGAACTTATTGGAACACAACTGATGCAAGAATTTATAAAATAGAGGGTAAGTATGTAACGCTTGCTTTTCCTAATTATGTCTATTTTGATACGTGGTATTACTTCGTATATGAAAAGAATGCTAGATATGGTTATTATAATCGTCGCATAGGGGTGGCACTTGGTAATGATAAGTACTTATCAAAAGGTACAATAAAAAATGTATTTCCTGACCATTCCGTAGATATAGTACTGGATGATGACCATACACTGCAATTAGAAGGAAAGCGTTTTGAAGAATTACCAGCAAAAACTTATGTGTATGTACTCTTTGAGCATTGTATAAACGAGAACGACAGGCCATATCTTTATCAACATGTTAGTTATACTTATGAAATAGAAAAGGGGGTAGATCAGAACGACGGTACGTATAAAGATGAGATACACGTAGATTGTCCTTTACAGTGGTATGAAGATGTATATGAGGACCAACGTTGGTGGCCAGAACCGGGAACCAGAGTATGGATAGATACACCATATGCTGGGGCACCAGTCGGGTTGCCAGTAAAATTCTGTATATCACAATATAAGGTATTCAAAACCTTACAGTTCGAGTGGCCTTACGTTTGGGTTGAGTGCCCTGGACATAATTTTGAAGTTGGGGAGTTCTTGACATTTAATACCACTGGAGATTCTTGGTATGGTTTGGTGGAGGTAGAGTCGGTCAATGACAACTATCTGGTTTTGGATCTTTCGCACAATATATGGTTTGAGTACTGGACAGTTTTTTGGTGGTATGGTATCAATCTGATATTTTATTACAACACTTATATTGTTTGGCAGTATCAGGCTGGCTACAATTACTTGCAAAGAAGAATAACTGATGAGTATATAGATGATGATACCAAACATTATACCAAGCAGCCCTACTGGACAAAATATGCGTCACTATATCGGGATCTAAAAGTACCTGGTTATAGAGGAACTTCTTTTACAACAAGTTATACTAGACCAAACAATTTTCCTACTATAGAAGGAGAGTATGAAGGGCAGAGAATCTTACAGCCTACAAGGAAACATAAGTTTCTCAGTGGTACTGGTATTATCAAAATACGTAATCCTGTACTTGCTGAAAACATACATATAGAGGTACACATACCCAGAGATAAACAGCAGAATGCAGTAAGATTATACTTTGGTTGTACAGAGAATCTCGCTACTGGTTACTGTCTTGAGTACGAGCCCTATCCTGTTGGGGAGTCCTTTTCTGTTACCGGTGTAGTTTCATATGAGTGGGTTGGCACCTACCCAGGTGTCTATTCTTACAATAGAATAGAGGGATATACTATTTATTTTACCCCTGCACTTAGAACATATGGGGAAAATGTAGTAGATATATCTTGGGCAGGAGGCATGAGAAAAGACATACACATGGCAAGGCAGCTATCTAATCCTTGTCTTCCTTCTAGTACTTCTTGGTATGTAAGCATAACCAGTGGATGGGGGGATCCATTGCCTCCAGTCGGTACGGTTGTTACTATAACTTCTAAACCCAGTGGATTGTTAAAGCTGTATGGGCCTTCGGGGATGTACGATCAAGTCATTCCTGATACTACAGATACTTTACTGGTTAGTTTATGGAGGGATGGTGATAACAATTTAATTGCTACGGCAAAGGGAAGAGTTACAAGTGCTCTAAACAGTACTGCATGGGACTTTACAAATATACCAGCAGCAATAGAGGTTATGTTGGGGGGACCAGATTATGTGCTACCTGGGGGTTATGCAGGAATAGGAGGAAATGGAGTAAATGTAGATTGGATAACAATTGAGGAAATAGAACCAAAGGATGTTTATAAGTTATCTCAGGGGAATCTCGGACATATTCTTTTTGATGGTAATCCTGTTGGAGGAATAAGCAAAGATACTGACCCAGTATTTCTCCCAGGAACTTTACCAAACTGCTTGAAAGTAGTAATAACAGGGAATCATAACGATGGGTTGAATGTTGGGGAGCCTGAGATTTACCCATGGAAGTTTTCAGATAGACTTGGTACCTACTACTTGCCATTAAGACATCAAGCATTGACAACATATATACCCAATACTTCCACTTGGGTACTGGATAAAGTGGGAGGGCCTATTTGTCCTCCCATAGCAGTTTTACTTGGACGCAGTGGGACAAGTCAATCCTATGGTGAGTTAGGTGAGTACTCTTGGGGTATTACAGGACTAAAATCCACGAATGGTATACACTATCCTGTATTTGGTCCTTCCACTGACTACAATATATACACCACTCCAGTAACAGAATGGTCTTCTAGTAGTTGGAGTTCTACTTCCATTACCACTGCTTCTAACTCTAGTGCTAGTGTATCATCCAAAAGCAGTAGTTGGTCTAGTATTTCTAGTAGTACTTCTGCTTCCAGTCATTCCAGCTCCAGTTCAAAATCTGCTTCATCTTCCCTTTCTTCAGAGTCAGAATGGTCAAGTAGCTCAAAGTCTAGTAGTTCTTCTACTAGTTCTTTGTCTTCTGAGTCTTCTAGTTCAACAAGTTCTTCTAGTGTACTGCTAGCAAACCTGATTGATGGCAGAAACTTTGAAGTAGTTATAACATACGAACTAGACTACTATGCCCACGTTGCAAATACCGATTGTATTTTTTGCAGATTCATATGGCAAGATCAGTACATAGAGTATTCTGATGGCTCCACTTTGTACATACCTCCTATGTGGATGTTTAGTGAAATGTCCTCCTGCAATCTGGCAGGTAATCCCGATTGCTACGATCAATATCCTTATAATCATTTCTGTGTTTGTAGTGTTAGTACACCTCCATTTGATGGCACCTACAATGGCCAGACGGTGGATTTTCCTTGCGATCAACAATGTTGGCCTGGAGAAGCTGCTACTATTACGGAGACCTGGACAATAACACCAGCACATAACCATGAGCCTACGATTATAGATGGGGAATGCTTCTGTGATGATACCCCATTGGAAAGTTCTTACTCAGGATCGTTCTCCAGTATATCTGTTTCCAGTAAATCCAGTACGTCGGATATTTCTAGCACTTCAAGTAAGTCCAGTCCATCTACGTCAAGTCCCAGTAGTCCTTCTAGTCCCAGTAGTCCATCAGCTTCAAGTCCATCAAGTCAAAGTGTCAGCAGTCCATCAAGTCAAAGTGTCAGTAGTCCTTCTAGTCAATCACTTTCTAGTATTAGTAGTCCTTCAAGTCCTTCTAGTCAATCACTTTCCAGTATTAGTAGTCCCAGTAGTCCCAGTAGTCCCAGTAGTCCTTCTAGTCCTAGTAGTCCTTCCAGTATTTCCAGTAGTCTTAGCAGCGTTAGTATTAGTAGTCAAAGTCTACAGAGTGCAACATCGGAATGTTTTGAGGGATTTTGTCATTATGTATGGGATGGTTTTGCTTGGTACCTGGTTTTATTTGATGAAGAAGATTGGATATGTGAATATAATGGTTGCTGTTGTGAACCTCCTGATTTCAATGGTTCTTATCAAGGGCAAGAGGCGCTAACCCCTTGTGTTTATTGTCCATGAGATATAATGAGATAGAATTTATGCAAGAGGAAAATCTACTTTTATGAGTAAGTGTGTCTGGAAAGAATCAGAAAACAAAACAGCAACGTCTGTAATTGTTTTTGAGTGTAGTGTTTGTAGTCGTAGAATAGGATTATCGTTAGAAGAACTAAACACAGTTTTTCATGGCAATACACAGGAGTTGTTTGACAAGCAACCTGACTGCAAAGGGATGGAAGCAAAAGAAGAACATACACGAAAGTATGATGAATCTTGTAACAAAGAAAAAGGTATTACTTGGGACAAAACAAAAAGATGGTTAGAAGCTGTAAAAAAATGGACTCTGGCAGGATTCCCCACTAGGTCACTAGAAGAAATAGAAGACATATATAATAACAAATGTATTGTCTGTGATAACATACTAAAACTCACAGGCTCTTGCAGGCTTTGTGGTTGTAAGGTATCAAAACTCAGGATAGCTTTACTCAATAAGATAAGAATGGGAACGGAACATTGTCCAATAAAAAAATGGTAGTATGGAGACCAAAGCATGGGTAAGTGTGTGTATCAAGGGGAAGGTACAGAAACAATTCTTTCGGAATGTTTCCTAAAACAAACATGCAATAGAGAGGAAGAAGCTGAGTGTAAAGAAAGGCTTGAAGTAGGAGATGCTAAGTTTCTTCAGAATTGGAAGGATCCTCTCGTTGTTCTTGATAGAAGTAAGAACACTACAACAGCAATCAGGAACTTGCTTGCTGGGGGACCAGCCTTCCTTGTAGGGGGAGGGCCATCGACAAAAACTCAGCCATTAGAATTACTAAACAATCGGGGTATTTTTTCTCTGGCAGTAAACAATTCAGCAGCCCATCCGAGATTCCGAGCATCTGCTTTTGTTTGCTCGGACCCTCCTTTGAAGTTTTCAAACTCCATATGGTTTGATCCCCATGTAATGAAGTTTGTGCCCTCCCCCAAAATGTCAGGTAACAGAGAGCGGCTAAGGGAGAAACGAAATGGTATCTTCGAACGCTCAAAGAAAAAGGTAACAGATAGTCCCAATATATGGGGATTCAAGAGATTGAGCTGGTTATGGCCTGACGAAAGGTTCTTTCTACAGGATGGTGCTTGCTGGGGAAACCATGATGTAGGAGTAGTTAAAACCAAGGAATCTAAGACAGTTTGTACCTTGCTTTTGGGTTTGAGATTACTATACTTTCTTGGAGCGAGAACTATATTTCTGGTGGGTGTGGACTTTCTTATGAAACCCGATGGGGTGTACTCCTTTGACCAGAACAAAAGTGTAGGAGGATGTGAGTCAAACAACAAACAGTTTGAGATAGTAAACGGCTGGCTTTGTAGAATGGAAAGTAATGGGGTATTTGGGAAGTTTGGATTGAAGATCTTCAACTGCTACGAAAATAGTGGATTGCGGGCATTTCCTTATGTACCTTTTGATACTGCCATAGAAATCGCTACCAAAGATGTAGAGCAGAAACCAGATTTATCTGGATGGTATGAGAAAGGAAAATGTGATGCTTGTGGGTCTGAGCATCTAAAATGGGGGGAAGAGGTTGAGTGTTTGGATTGTGGAGAAGTCGTAAAGATTTTCAAGATTATCGACTGATTGGTGTTTGAAGAAACACAACCACTCATATATAATAAGAGGGACAGGAGTAAGAGTTTAAGGAAATAAATCTGTTTACAAGGATGAAAAAATGAAGAACGCACAGAAAGTTGATTATCGACCATTTCTGGTTAATTGGGTCTCTTGTGAAGAACAGTTACCTGCAGAAGGCAAGACTCTGTTCTTCACTGATGGTAAGTATATCTGGTTAGGGAAAAGATGTGCTGATGATTTTGGGGACAATATATGGCATCGGTGTGAGCTTGTTCCCATCTGGAGTATAAGAAATGAAGTGTGGGAATCAGAATGTAGTCTTGCTATAAAGACTCCTACACACTGGGGTGAGTTACCTGCTATTCCACAGAAGAGAGTAGTTTCAAAGCACTCCGCCAAGGCTTTCCAAGTTGCTTTCTTTGTTTTACTTCTCTGTGGATTCTTTATACTGGGCTTTCGCAATGTGTTGCACTTGGGAGACATTGTACCAGTAGTTTCCATCGCAATCAGTTCCTTCTTTCTTGGACATTTATTAGAGCATGACAACGTTTAGTAAGGCAAAGAACTGATATGCTTCCAACACACAATATACCACCCATCGGTCCCAGGCAAGGAAAAGTATGGGGGAAGACACAGTTAGTATTTGCCCATAATTCTACCGAGACGCATATAATAGAAGCAAAGGCTGGTTACAAGTGCAGTTGTCATAGTCATCAGTATAAATGGAATCGTTTTGTTGTCATCTCTGGACGCCTAGCAATCCGCTTGTACCAGGATGAGAACTCAATAGACGAAACAATACTGGGGCCTTGGCAGGTGACTGATGTACCACCTGGTACCAAGCATACATTTGAAGCTATGGAGGATACAGTGGCAATTGAAGTCTATTGGGTGACACTTGATGCTCAGGATATAGATCGTCATGGCACAGTTGGAGGAAAAGTATAATGGAAATTAGAGAAGCTTTCTACAAATTCAATTCATACAGTCCTGAAACAAGGGAGTCCATAAGAAAAATTGTTCGTGCATCTCGGTTTCCTTTGAGTACTGTGGTTGAAGTATACGATTACGTGAAGGACTTAAAGTTGGTACAGAAGATAATTAAAACTGCAGATGGGAATAATGTATCGCCCATGGAAGTAGTCAGTAAACTTTAACTGATAAAGAAGACAAACATGAATGCTAAAGAAGCACAAGTATTAACCAAACAGTCTTTGAAGAATATAGAGGATGAATCAAAAAAGGAAGTTGACGAATTGTTGAAGGTAATTTATTCTCAGATAAAAGAAGCAGCAGAGAAGGGAAATAATTCTGTTGAGATTTTTAACTGCCTTTTGAAAAATAGAGAGAATGTTTCAAGAATAGTTATAATCAAACTACAAGAGGATGGTTATAATACTATTAGGGATGGTTTGAATTCATTATTACTCTTTTGGTAAAGGGAAATCTGGGTATGAGCCTTGTACTTATTTCATTTGTTACTACTCTTATTGGTTACGTGATAGGTTTTATAGTAGGTATATATGTTTCACACAAGTAATTGCTGGATACAAACTCACAAAGGGCACAAGTTTTTCCCTTACAAGAATTCTTCCATTGTGGATGTCAAAGACATTGCTCACTCATTGTCTTTACTGTGTAGATTTAATGGTCATTGTAAACAGTTCTACTCTGTAGCCCAACATTCCGTACTGGTATCAAGTGTTTGTGGGGAAGGTAAGGAAAACGATAACCCACCTTTTGGTGTTGCCAACCGATACTTGGAGTTGGCTAAGTGGGGTCTTTTGCATGATTCCATGGAAGCTTATTTGGGAGATACTCCTTCTCCATTAAAGTCAAACGAACGAGAGTTTCTAGAATTGTCATTACTTGACAATATAGGAAAGAAGCTAGGATTAAAAGAACTGCCGTTTGAAGGTAAGAGGGTAATAGACAACAACGATAAGAGAATGTTGACAACAGAGAAAAGGGACTTGATGGCAGTGGATGTTCCTTGGGGTGATTGGACAGTAAAATATGAGCCGTTCAAGTTTACCATACATCCATTAGCACCAGAAGAGGCAGAAAGGTTGTTTCTTTCCAGATTCAATGAGCTATTTGATTTGATGGAGTTGCCTGATGTTCACTGACTATACGATCGTTTGTGGTGTTGATAAAAAACACCTAAATCAACTCCGTTGGGTATACCCCACCTGGATCAAGAGTAAACCTTCCTTGCTGAAGCAACCCATGTTGTTGTTCTACGATCAGAAGCAACTAACATATGGGGAAGTCAGCCAAGAAATCAATCACCCTAATATAACCATTGTGCCCTGGCCTCCTGGGGAGGTAGTATATGAGGGTATATCTGATGATAAATGGTATGATCCCCAGAGATACAAAATGCTGGCCGGGTTTGTTCACGTTCCTCACCAACACATAGCTACCAATTACTGGCTGAAGTTAGACACAGATACAGTTGCTACTGGTCAGGATGATTGGATTGATGAAAGTTGGTTTGAGAGTGGTCCCGCTATAGTGTCTCAGCCATGGTCATTTACAAAACCAGCTAATCAGATGTTACTGCTTGATGGCTGGTTGTGTTTACACCCTTCTTTGAAAAACCTAACACCGCTAAATTTGGTTCCAAAAGAAGGTTCTGATAGACTAGGACACAAGAGGATCATAAGTTGGTGTGGATTTTTTAAGAGGACATTTACCGAGCATTGTTCTCAGTGTGCTATGTTTTTTGGTGAACCAAAACTTCCTGTTCCCTCACAAGATGGGTATATGTGGTATATGGCACAAGTGATGGGAATGGAAGTTAAAAGAGTACAGATGAAAAGTAGGGGATGGGAGCATTGGACAACTGATTGGAATATACGTTCTGCTGTAGAAAGGGTAATGGATAGTTAAGTGATAAGGTCCATTTTAGTACACATACCCAGAACAGGTGGCACTTCTATACAGAAATTTATGGAAGCCAGGTACATTTCTCAAAGGATGTATTTCGAGAAGAAGGACACTGTCATAGAAGTGCCTAGAGATGTCCAGTTTATTTCAAGTTGTCATTCATCAGTTAAGATTGCTTTTGATCGCAATCTTTTTGATAAGAAGATATGGGACAATTCTCTCAAATTTGCCTTCGTGAGGAATCCTTGGGATAGGCTAGTCTCAATTTGGTTGTACTATTCAAGTTTTAGGTTAGGAAAAGTATATCCATCAAACTATGCCTTGAGAACATTTGATGCCTTCGTAATGGAAGTCATAAGGGACGGCAAGTGGAGATACTCACTAGACTTGAGAAACTCGCAACCTTATTTTAATCATGTTCTTCCCCAAACCACTTGGTTAAGTCAAGGTGTTAACTATATAGGTAGATTTGAAAACTTTGACAAAGATTGGTCAAAGGTATGTAGTATAATGGGTATACCATATAAGAGACCCATGCAGACAAATAGTACCTCTCATTACCACTATAGTTATTACTACAACGATAAAACGAGAAAAATAGTGGAAGATTTTTATACAGAAGAGATTGGATTTTTTCGATATAAATTTGAAAGGCAGAAATGGCAAGCAAATTACTCAGGCGTTCTGGTGTAGCAGTTGGTCTTGTGTTGGACCAGTTAAAATGGGTACCAGACTTGGTTGTACAAGTAGGTATTGGCTTTTTCCATGAAGAGTGTGATGTACTACATCAAGAATGGCCTAATACCAAATTCATCGGTTTTGAAGCTCATCCCGATATTGCTTCCAAGGTAAAAGACTATCCTGGGCAGTTGATTAGTAAGGCTGTTGGTAATAGATGCGGAAGGGCCTTACTTAATTCCAAATCGAAGCATAAGGATGGTTCTTCTTTCTACGAGTTCAAAGATGACATAGATTCTATCAAAGAGATAGAAATAGATGTTATAACACTGGATTCGATCATCAACCATGAAGAGGTTGACAATGTGCTTCTCTGGTTGGATTGTGAAGGCTCCGAGCTGAATGCTTTGTTTGGTGCTTCTTATCTTCTGCAAAAAGTAAAAGCAGTCAACATTGAAATGACAGCCAACCCACCCAGTCTTTACTGGCCTAGTACAATAGAAGTACACAACTATTTGAAGGATCTAGGATTCTTTAGGCAATGGATACATACACTTCGTGGGGGGCAATATGACGCTATCT